CCGACGCTGCCACCCGCGCTGCCACCAGCGCTGCCACCCGCGCTGCCACCGACGCTGCCACCAGCGATGCCACCCGCGCTGCCACCTACGATGCCACCAGCGCTGCCACCTACGCTGCCACCCGCGCTGCCACCAGCGATGCCACCAGAGTCTTAGCAGACCTATCCAAATGGTTTGTTGTCGATTGTGACTGGCTCGCCTTGGCTGCTCTTCTCAAGGTCGGTAAGCTCGGCTTGCGATGCGCGCAAGAAGCATGGTATATGTGGCGTGGCGGAAATCAGTGGAGCGGATGGGCTTCGTACATCTCGTTTTTTCGACATGTCGCAAAGTTGGGCGATACTCACGGCGTCGATTACGCGAAGTGGGACCACTACGAACAAGCCACGATCCACGGCGGGCCGCAGTATTTTCACAAAGAATTCGTCATCGTGTCTGACCGGCCACGAGTGCTAAAGGTAGATGACCAGAACCGCCCGCACTGCATGGATGGCCCATTCTGCCAATGGTCTGACGGCTCGGCTTTGTTCGCAGTTCATGGCGTGCGTGTGCCAGCCTGGATCATTCTCAAGCCGCAAGAAATCACCGTGGCTAAAATCGAGGCCGAATCGAATGCCGAGATTCGCCGCATCATGGTCGATAAATACGGCATTGAACGCTACCTTATTGAGGCTGGCGCTGCAGAGATCCACAAGGATGAGACTGGTATCCTCTACAGTAAGGAGATGCCCGGCGATGAGCCGATTATCATGGTGCGCGTGGTCAACTCCACTGCCGAGCCAGACGGCACGTTTAAGCAATACTTCCTCCGTGTGGCCCCCGATCTTCGCCCGCTCGCAGATGGTGCATGGTCACGTGAACGTCAGGAAGAATGGACTCGTGATCAGCGTCCGCAGGCCATGACCGCACGCAATGCTGTGGCCTCAACGTTCGGGCTGCGCGGAGAGGAATATGCACCCGTGATGGAGTCTTAACTTAAATCTCATACCACCACATTATGTCACCACTTAATATCAAACGCGGCACTGTCGCACGCCCGCAACGTCTGGTCATCTATGCCCCCGAAGGTCTCGGCAAAAGCACGCTGGCCGGACTTATCCCGAACAGTCTCTTTCTCGACTTTGAGAAAGGAACGCATCATCTGAATGTGGCACGCCTTGAGCCGTCCACCCTGAAGGAAACCGAGGATGCCCTCAAGGCACTCTCTAAAGACTGCCAAGGCTTTGAAACGATCATCATCGACACGATTGACTGGCTCGAAGAGCTCATCATTCAGGCAGTCTGCGAAGAGCATTCCAAAAAAGGCCTCGAAGACTTCGGCTATGGCAAGGGATACGTTTACCTGGCTGAACGTGTGAACGGCATCCTCACCCTGCTCAATACCTGCGCCCTCAAGATGAACGTCATCTTGCTTGCTCACACCCATACCAAGAAGCACGAGCTTCCCGACAGCGCCGGGGCCTTCGACCGCTATGAGCTGAAGCTCTCAAAGCAGGTAGGGCCGTTGGTGCGCGAGTGGTGCGATGCTCTCCTCTTCGGTAACTGGAAAACCAAAGTCCGCGAGATCGGTGAAGGCGACCAGAAAACGTTCAAGGCTGTTGCTTCCAGTGGTCGGGAGCGCATTCTCTACTGCGCTCATGCCGCTGCGTGGGATGCGAAGAACCGCCATGGGCTCAAGGAGGAAGAGGCATGGAGCATTGACACCATCAAGCGATGCTTGGGAAACGCTGTGTCTGGTGCGGAGCCTGTCACGAAGGAGGCCCCGAAGGCTGCGCCAATTAATACAACGGTTACGGCCAAAGAGGATGGTATCCCTGGCCTGCCACCCGCCAACGGAGGTCCGCCGGCAGAACACCCTTTGACTGCCGTTGTCGGAGAGCATGCGGCAGCCGTGAACGCCTATCTTGTCAGTCGTAAGATCATCCAGACTGGTCAGACCTACCTCGATGTGACAGCAGACTACATCACGAAGGTGCAGAAGAACCCAGCTGGCTTCATCGCCCAGGCACTCAAGGGAACGGGGGTGGCAGCGTGACCTGCATCCCGACAGTTCCCCTACGCCCTTCGGCTCTCCCCAAGCTGGCAGAGTGTCCGCGTTACCAGTCGTCCGAGGTGGCCGGTGCTGCTGCGGATCGTGGCACCGCCATGGATTCAGCTTTCCGCTCCATCCTCAATGGCTCTTTCGTTGGCTGGGCACCTGACGCCAACCGGGAAGATTGCGCGGCGGTCGAGTGGGCGGTTCAGACCTTCCGTCTGTTCGCTGGCAATGCCGCCGTGCAGGCCGATGAAAAAGACCTGCGTGTGGAGATGCTAGGCATGGATGGCACCGCCGATGGTGCCTGTCCTGAAAAGCTCTTCTCTGTCGATTTGAAAAGCGGTCAGGTGCGAAATTATCACGAGCAGATGGCAGCCTATGCCGTTGGCTTCATGGAACGAGAATTCTGCGACGAGTGGACGACTCACCTGTTGTTCTGCGACGAGCGGCAGATTGTGACGGCCAAGTGGACGTTGGAAAGCGCTACCGCTGTTGTTCGGTCGGTAGTGACAGCGGTCAAAGATCCTGAATCGAAGCCTACCCCCTGCGATTACTGTGGCTGGTGTGCGGCGCGCTGGACGTGTCAGGCCCGGCTTGAGCCGCTGTCGATGCTGCTGACGGGAGCACCCGACAAGCTCGATTTGAATACCATCAAGTCATGCCCTGCTGACCTGGGCAGGTTGATGGAAATCACTTATCAAATCGCCAAGGACGACGGCCTGCATGATGAACTGAAGAGCGCCGCCTGTGAGCATCTGACGGGCGGTGTGGCTGTGCCTGGGTGGCAGCTGCAGAACGGTCGCAAGACAGAGACGGTGGCCGCCATGTGCCTTGCTGAGAACTACGGCAAAAAGAATCTCCTTAGAGATGCCGGGACAGCTCGCGTCACTGCTGAGCTTGGCAACGTCACGGCCACCAAATTTTCCAAGCTATGGACAGAAACCTACGGCGCCGAGCCCATCCCAGAGGGCGTCATCCAAACCAATCACGGAGCCGCATTCGTGGCGAAGTCGAGAAAGAAAGCAACCAAGTAACCTACACTCAAAACACTACTATTATGGCTATCACATTTGCAGCAAGCGCACCCAAAGAAGCACCCCAAGGCGTCATCCTCAAACCGGGTGAATACGAGTTCGAGATCATCGACGCCAAGGAGAGCAAACTCGAAAAAGACGGCCCTAAGCTCAAGGCCGGAACGCCGAAGATCGAACTGAAGCTCCGCGTCAACGGCGAGGCGACCGTCTTCGACAACGTGTTTTTCGACTCTGCCACCTTCTGGAAAGTTGACGCTCTACTGAAGAGTGTCGGCAAGCATCCCGGCGAGGGCGAGATCATCGAAATCGATGCTTTCGACCTGTGCGGAGAGAAGGGCACCGTCCGCATCAAGACGGGCAAGACGCAGGGCGGACAGCCAAAGAACGAGGTGGATTCCTACACCTGGGACAAGGACGCCTAACCACCTCAACCCATCTTCACACGCCGCCGGAGCAAGCTCCGCGTAATGGCAAGCCAACCGAACATTCGGCGGCGTGTGGACCATCATGCTTATGAGCCTTCCCAAAGATTACTTTATCCTGCTCGACAGCAGGGACTATCCCAAGAGCAGCAAGCCACCGATTGCTGGCGCTCAGCGCGTCGGCTTTGAGTGGTATGTCTTTGCCGATCCTGATGCGCTCAGCCGCATGGTGAATGATGGTGTCTTTGGACGGCAAGAAATTCCATCCTGCTCGGATTGCGAATCAAAGGACAGTGAAATCTCTTCTCTCGAAGACAGTCTTGCTTCTGCCGAAGACGATCTAAGCAATGCCAACAAGACCATTGCCCGACTTGAGCGTGAAATGGCCGAATTGCAGAAAGGAAAGGCGTCATGACTGAGATCTACCTCGGCATCGACAATGGCATCTCTGGTGGACTGGCCGCTCTCTCTGCGACACCTGGCGCTGGCATCATTGGCATGTCACCCATGATCATTCAGAAGACGCGGAAGGGTAATGAAATCGACATCCAGCAGGTATGGTCGTGGATTCTCCGCACCGTGCCGACTCTCGGCGTTGTCACTGTCATCATCGAGGAACCGGGCGGCAGCAAGTCAGCGTGCGCCGCTGCGTCCATGGCGGCATCCTTCGCGGCCCTGCGCACCATGTGTGAGTTGAAGGGTGTGCGCTACATTCGTGTCACTCCTCAGAAGTGGCAAAAGGCCATGCTCAACTGTGAGACTGGCCAGACAAAGCCAGCGGCTCTGACGCTCGTTCGCTCCCTGTGGCCTGGGGAAACCTGGCTACCAACGGAGCGTTGCAAGAAACCTGACGAAGGCATGATCGACGCGGCATTGATTGCTGAATACGCGCGGAGGGAGAAGCTATGAAAACTAAGATCAGGGATGAATTTCCCATCACTATTCCAAGCCTTGTTGAGCAGTCGGGCTATCACCCTGAACTCGTCAAGAAGCTGATGCCAGCGGCAGACCATTGGAGCGGCACGACTCCGCGCTGGCGAGCAATTCGCCAGCTACCTGGATGGTGCTCGGTGCTTATCCTGCCCCTGCGTGAAAAGATGCCGGTCGTCAAAGCTATGGCTGAGCTGGCACCCGCTGACCTGCCGTCTGTGATTGTGTGGCTCTCCGACATGGAGACTGCCAATCAAATTCTCCAAAGTTACGTTCGTAATTATTGGTCAATCAAAGTCGGTGGCGAACGTGATTGGATCAGGAACAAAGCCAAGGAATTGGGGGGGGGGTATTAACTGAATGACTCTTTTCGCGCCATCGCCTATGCAGTCCATGCCGCTGCGTCAGTATCAGCTTGAGGCCAAAGACCAGACCATCGTTGGCTTTGAGGAAGCATCGAAGCAGCTCGTCGTCATTCCCACCGGCGGCGGCAAAACCATTCTGTTTGCGCATCTGGCACAGCACTATCAGCCGGGCCGGACTTTGATCCTTGCGCACCGGGAAGAGCTGCTGACGCAGGCTGTGGAGAAAATCCAGGCGGCAACGGGCCTATGGGCCGAAGTCGAGAAGGCAGAACGCCGCGCCAGCTACGACGCGCCCGTGGTGGTGGCCAGTGTGCAGACACTCGCGCGCCGTGCAGACCGCTGGGCCAAAGATCACTTTGACCTGGTCGTGGTGGATGAGGCGCATCATTGCCTCGCTGAGAGCTATCTAAACGTGCTCTCTCACTTTGACAGCCATGCCAAGGTGTTGGGAGTGACAGCTACGCCAGACCGGGGCGACAAAAAGAACCTCGGGAAGTATTTTGAACGCGTCGCCTACGAGGTCACATTGAACCGGCTCATTAAGGACGGCTTTCTTTCGCCCATCGTGGTGAAGATGCTGCCGGTTAAAATTGACCTGAACAGCGTCAAGACTGTTGCGGGTGATTATGCCGCTGATGATCTGGCACGCGAGATTGAGCCATGGCTTGAGCGTGTGGCCCTGGAAATGGGACACGAATGCTGGGACCGGAAAAGCATTATCTTCCTGCCGCTGGTTAAGACGGCGGAGCGCATGACGGCCATTCTGAATCGGCATGGCATCGAGGCGCGCTCGGTGTCTGGTTACGACGACAACCGCGCCGAGACTTTGGAGTGGTTCAAGAAATCGGGGCCGGGTTCGGCGCTGTGCAATTCCATGCTGCTGACTGAGGGATTCGACCAGCCAGACGTTGACTGCATTGTAAACCTGCGGCCAACGAAGGTGCGCGCTCTTTATGCGCAGATGGTCGGGCGAGGGACGCGGCTGGCTAAAGGCAAATCAAACTGCCTGCTGCTCGATTTCCTGTGGCAGTCCGAAAAACTCTCGCTCGTATCAGCGGCCAACCTGTTTACCACGAATGCCGAGACGGTGAAGGATGTCGAAGAGCGCATCTTTCAGGCCGTGGAACAGGCGGGCGGGGGTGAGATGGATGTTATGGCCTGCTGCGATGAAGTCGAATCCCAGCGCTTCCGCAAGGTCAAGGAGGCGCTAGCGAAGAATAAGAAGCGGCCACCGGGCACACATGATGCCATCGAAATGTGCATGTCCATCGGGGCTGGTGACTTGATGCAGTATGAGCCCATGAGCGACAAGGAGATGCTTCCAGCGACTGACAAGCAGCTAGCCACGCTCGAAAAACTAGGATTCGACCCGAACTCGATTACCTGCCGGGGGCACGCTGCGGCGATTATGGACCGGCTCACGGTGCGACGCATGGAGGGCATGGCAACGCCAAAACAGGTGCGTCTCATGGAACGATTCGGCCACCCAGGCGCTGGCATGGTGACATTTGAGCAGGCTAAGGAATGGCTCGATATTGAGCTTAGTGCCAGAAAGGGGACGCGGTGAATGATCACCTACGCCAACCTTCCGCAGAGCGTCGCCGCATGGCTTCTGTCTCATCCGGGCCAGCGTATGAGGATCAACATCAAGCAGTTCAGATCCTGCGGCATTCGTGAGTTTCACGAGTTCGAGGCGTGGATGGAAAAGCATGGCCTTCAATCCAGAGCCATCGGGGCTGACTTCCTCATCTGGCATGGCGAGCTTCCAACTCCTGCGCCTGATTTCATCCCACCTCCAGGAACACCCATAGACAAGCTTCATCCCGGCAACCGCTTTCGCGTGATGTTCGGTCAACCTTTGCTCCCAGAGAATCCTACCGATGGCCATCCAATTTCAGGCATCCAGCCCTAAACCACTCGTCGAGGCATGGCCGGACGCTGCGCGGCCGCTGCCGCCCTTTGTGCGCGACTACATCGAGCGCGGAGCCCCTGAGGGCACGCGTAATGATACTATTTTCAAGGCTGCTCAGCAGTTCATGGCCTGCGGGTATTCGCAGGTCGAAGCGGAGGCCTACATCGTGCGCCGTGCCATTGCAGACGGCACGAGCGATGGGGAGGCGCGCCAAGCCATCAAATCGGCGTTCAAAAGCACGGCGGTAACGGAGCCAATTACCCTGGCCGCTGGCTCGAAAAATGGTGCCACAGCCTCAAAAAAGCAGGAATCCGACACCATGCGGGCGCTGCGGGCCGCCTTCCTGCCGGGGGAGTCCATCGCCATCGTGGAGAGCCGGGAGAATGACGCGGGCGAGTGGAAGCCATCCGTTGCCACGATCAAGACGTTGGAGCAGTGGGGTGCGTGGCTGGCCAAGATGGGTAGCATTGACAAGCTGTTCAGCGGCACGGCCGGCGGAGCGTTCATCGGCATCAACCCGGTCAAGGGAGGGGCGCAGGTGCGCAGCAATGACAACGTGGCAGCCTTCCGTCATGTGCTGGTGGAGTGGGACGATAAAGGCATGTCTCTGGCTGAACAGGCGTCCAAGATCGAGGCCAGCGGGCTGCCGGTGTCTGTGATGCTCACCAGTGGCGGTAAGTCGGTGCATGCTTGGGTGCGCGTGGATGCCAAGGACGCGGAGGAATGGAAGGCGCGGCGTGATTTCCTCTTTGAGCAGTTCCAGTGCGACCCGAAGAACAAGGATTTGGCCCGCGTTTCCCGCTGCCCGGGTGCCATGCGGGGTGACAAGGAACAGAAGGTGCTGGCTGTGGGCCTCGGTCCCAAGACCTGGGCGGAGTGGGAGCAGCGCAACGAATGGGTGCCGGAATCCTTTGGTGTCTTCGATCTTGTCGAGCGCGGGCCCGAACCGCCGCCCGAGGTGATTAAGGGTGTTCTTCGCCGCGGCTGTGTGATGCAGATTTCCTCGGGCCCTAAAATGCGCAAGAGTTACCTTCTCATTGATCTGGCCTTTTCGGTTCAGGCTGGCATACCCTGGCTGGGCCTCGAAACCAATCCAGGCCCGGTGTTTTACCTTGATGCCGAGAATCAGGCGGCATTGATCCGTGAGCGATTGCCCAAGGTGGCAGCGGCGCGTGGGGTGAAGCTGTCGCCCGCCATCAATAGCCGCTTTGTCATTTGTCCCCTGCGGTGGAAGCTCAAGGGAAAGAGCCTCCCCGACATCGTGCAGGGCGTGACGCGTGCCATGCGGGCTATGCCTGTGCCGCCCGTTCTGGCCATTCTGGAGCCTCTCTACCTACTCCTACGCGGTGCCAAAGAGAAAGAGGCTGAAGAAGTCACCCAAGCCCTGGAAGAACTGGACGAGCTTTGCCGGGAGGTCGGTTGTGCCATCGCCTTTGTTCACCACTTCAGCAAGGGTAGCCAGACCGGCAAGGCATCCATGGACCGCGCGAGCGGTTCTGGCGCGCTTTCCCGCTTCCCTGACGCCATTGTGACCTTGACTCCGCCCGACGAGCCAAAGAGCGACAAACAGGCCAAGCCGGACTGGCAGGCCACCGTGGGCATGGATCTCCGCTGGTTCCCGCCGGTGACAGAGTTCAAAGTCTGGTGGAAGGGCGACCACTACGAGGCCAGCCCGAAGACGACGTATGTGGTCAAAGCACACCGCCCCGGCTCCTACGCTGACAAATACGGGGCCATACTTGCCACTATGCCCAAGCTCAAGCGTCACCGCGACGACGTGTCACAGTGCGATGTCACGGCCTGGTGTGCGTCCGCATTTAAACTGGAACTGAAGGAGGCTAGAAACGCATTCGAGTCTCTTCGAGGTGCGGAATACAATTTTGTTCGCAGCCTGGGAGATGGCCTGTGGATCGGTGCCAGCGTGCCAGATGATACCGACGACACAGCCCCATTTTAACCATGAAATCCCCGCTCTGTCCCCGCTCTGTCCCCATCATCCTCACTAGGAGAGTATTCTCTGTCCCCGCTCTGTCCCCGGTCACATTTTCTCTGTCCCCACATCGCGGGGGAATGTCCCCATAGTCTGGGGGGAATGTCCCCGCTCTGTCCCAACGCGCGCGCGTATTTTTATAAATAAAAATAGGTCTAATTCATTAAATTATTAGACCGAGCCTATTTGGCTTTTTGCCTTTGACCACGATTTGACTTTCCCACCATCCACCCCATGATCCTGCACACTTCCTCGCCTACAACGCCTCACCATGGGCCACTGAGGGCAAGGACTCCCACAACGCCCGCCGAGGCCACTGAGGGAGACGGAGAGCTCTACAACGCCTCACCATGGGCCACTGAGGAGCACAAACCGTAAAGGCAGGTTCACCATGTCACCACCATCACGAACCATGAACATCATTGCCAAGGCGCATCGTTACATCAAAAAAACAGGCTCCATTTCTGGCGCAGCTATCAAGCTGGGAATGCCTCGGTCTTCCCTTCGTAGGCTCATTGAAAAGCCTGCTTTAAGCGTAAAGAAATTCAAACCCATCAAAGAATTTAAATCCCTCGAAAGCGAGGCATGGAGGTCATCGGTATGACCGCTATAGCCAAAGCTAAGCGTGAATACATTAAAACGGGTTCATTTTCGGTTTCATCCGCTAAAACTGGAATCAATCGTAACACGTTGAAAACGTGGGCTAGACGTTACGGATGGTTTCAAAAAGGATTGAAAGAAGTGAAACCAGAAGTGAAACCAAAAGGCCAGTGGATGCAGTCGCTTCACCACGATTGCGCTCACTACGTGACCAACGGCCTGCCTGCCTGCCATGGCTCTCCCACGGGGGCTAAACTGATTCCAGGCATGCAGTGGATGCCTCACACGGGCCTGCGTCAATGCCGCCAGTGCATGTCTCACGCGACTTGACTTCAGCAGCGGTGATTCCCCTTCGTGAGACATGCCAGCCCTGAAGAATCCAAAGCACGAAGCATTTGCACAGGCCTACGCGGTCGGGCGCAATGCGTCGAAGGCCTGGAGAACAGCGGGTGGCAAAGGCAACAAGCCAAACGTCCAGGGCAGCAAATGGGTAGCAAAGCCAGCCATCAAGGCTCGCATCGAAGAGCTGCGGCTCTTGGCTGATAAACTGGGCGAGGATAAAACCGTGCTCACGATTTTGGAGAGTCGTCAATTTCTCGCGCGTGTTGTGCGAACCCCCCTCGGTGAAATCACGAAGGATAGCGACTTGTGCCAAGAGTGGGGAATCACGGAAGGCGAGGCATCTCGCAGTGAACGAATCAAGATGCCATCCAAGCTGGAGGCCATCAAACTTGACCGTGAGCTTGCCCCGGAGAACGACAGCAAAGGCTTTGAAATCATCATTCGGAAGCTGTGATCGTAGAGCTACCCCATCGCTATGACCCTCGGAGCTACCAGCTCAAGGCTTGGCGTGCCATGGACGAAAAGAAGCGCGCCTTGCTCGTGTGGCATCGGCGAGGCGGGAAGGACAAGCTCTGCTTCAACAAGCTCATTTGCCGGGCGGCTGAGACGCCTGCGAACTATGCTTATTATTTCCCCACAGCAGCCCTCGGAAAGAAGGCTCTCTGGTTGAATGTGGATGTGACGAACGGGATGAAGGTCATTGACCACGTGCCAAAGAATCTGCTGAAGCGTCCACCCAATCAGACAGACATGCGGGTTGAACTGGTGAACGATTCAACGATTCAAATTCTTGGCACTGACAACCTGGACGTGGTCGGGGGAAACTACTTCGGCACGGTGTTCAGCGAGTATCAGAATCAGAACCCGTTGGCCTGGGACTACACGCGTCCCATCCTCGCGGAGAACGGCGGATTCGCGTGGTTCAACGGGACCCCGCGCGGAGAGAATCATTTCTACGACATGCTCAAGGTGAACCGCACGAATGAGGCATGGTTTACGCAAGTGCTGGGTGTCGATGACACGCACGCCATTGCTGCGTCTGACATTGAGGCTGAGCGACGGTCGGGCATGTCTGAGGCCATGATTCGTCAGGAATTTTTCTGCGACTTCAGCATTGCCAACGAAAACGCCATCTATGGCCGCTGGATGAATGACGCGTTGAAGGAGCTGCGCATCGGTGAGTTTCCCGTCGATGGCCGGTCACCTGTGCATACCTTCTGGGATTTGGGAGGGCCACGCAACACGGTGGTCTGGTATGGCCAGCGGCTGCCCTTTGGCCGGTTCCGCTGGATCGACTGCGACTACGGCCTTGATTTGACCTTGCCCGAGCGATTCGCCCACATGCAGGCCAAAGGCTACAGCTATGGCAAGCACTACCTGCCACACGATGCACGCCAGACCAGCCGGACGGGCTTCACCTTTGAGCAGGATGCGCTCAACGTGGGGTTCAAGAACATCGTCGTTGTGCCTCCGATCCAAGACGTGTGGCAGGGTATAGACTACGTGCGCACGCAGTTCCCGAGCTTCGAGTTCAGGCTTCCTGCGTGTGAGATGGGAGTCAAAGGCATGAAGGCCTACGAATCCGCGTCTGACACATCAAGCGGCATCGTGCGGAACGTGCCTCTACACACATGGGCGAGCCACATAGCCGATGGCATCCGCACCATGGCCGAAGCTGACGCCATGGGACTGGTGGATAAAGCTTTCACCTCGACGGAAGCTCCGAAGGTGGTGATTCGGCCCGTGATGGGTATGCACGGCCTGGGCGGCGGCTCGCTCGGCAGTCCAGTTCCACGGCCACAAATGGGGATGCGCGGATGAGTCCTTTCGAGCAAGCTGCAGCTGTCTATGACCGCGAGCCTTGCGCCCGCGCCTTCGAGGCTGATTTGCTGCTGCACTTCCAACACGGCTACGTAGTCAGCACTCTGGAGGCCTTCGCGATGGTCCGGCGGGTGCGGCATGACTGGCCTGATGAGCGACTGCAGCAGCCTTGGGAAACCGATCCTGAGGGCGATTGCTGGTTTGTTTGGCTGCTCGCCGGTGACATGGCGCTGACAACTCGCTGGCTGCCCTGCGAGCTTCCCTGGCTTGGCTACGAGCGCAACAACCGGGTGATTGTGCGGAAGGTGGACAAGCTGATTTCACTTGCAACGCGCTGAGTTGATTCACCCTGTCGGGGTCGAATGAAACACTTCGACGCTTCCCCCTTTCCCGATGGGCCTTGCCCTGACTGCTTCGATTCACGTGGGCGCATGGTCCGATGGTGTAAGGGCGGAGATGGCGGGGCATCTGCCATGGCTCAAGCCAGCATGCAACAGTCTGCGCAGATCGCTGCCACTAACATGGCGAACCTGCGACAGCAGCAGCGCATGGCGGCAAATGCTCCGACTCAAGATCCTTTGCAGCCAGCCAGCCCACCACAGACAGCCAATCCTGACACGGTGACAGCCGCAGCGAATCAAAAGCGCCAGATGCTCAAGCGCTTTGGATTCAACGCCACGGTGAGCAATCCTCTGGGTGGCAGTTCTACGCTGGGAGGTGCATCGTGAAGATTCTTGCCACCATCGAGCGCATTCCAGTTGTCCTGAATGACGACGGCTCTGTGAGATATTCAACGCGCTGGTTCCGCGTGGATGGTGACGGTGACCCAACGAACCATTACCACGATCCGTGCTGGCAGGCGGAGACATCACTTCTCGGCCCCGATGGAAAGCCCATCGATGCCATGCAGGTTCCTTACATCGTAGCGAATCCAATCATTGCCCAGATGGTTCCCGGTGTCGTGCTGGGCTGCATTGGGCAAGCCACCTATCGCGGGCGCACCGTGCAAGCCGTGCTCGGCGACATCGGGCCACGGCGCAAGATCGGTGAGGGAAGCATCGCGTTGGCGCGTGCTCTCGGTATGCTCGAATCCCCCATCAATGGAGGCGTGGATAATCAGGCGGTGGATTGGGCATGGTTCCCTGGCCGTCCAGCCACGATCAACGGCGTAACCTACGCACTCAAGCCTCTCTGATGGACTCTTCACCATCGGCACTCATCAAGCTGAATCAGGACCTGCGGAACCACGCGGCCCCCATGCAAATGCTGTGGCAGGAGGTTGGACGTATGTGCCTGACTCGAAAGGTTCAGAGTCTCATTAACGCCTACAACAAGGCCAGCACAACTACGGAGCTTTGGCAGCCTGACACTCGGCTACTGAACTCTCGGGCCGTCCAAGCAAACGAGATCCTTTCAGCTGGAATCATGTCGGCCATCATGCCGAGTGACCAACGGTGGTTCAGCTTCAAACCTGCTCCATCTCAGCGAGGGAATGATGCGCTAGAAGAATGGCTTGAGGCATGCACTGAGATTGCGCTGCTTGAAATGTTCGTGGCTGGCTTCTACCCTCGTGTGCATGAGTCCATGGAGGACCGTTGCACGTTCGGAACGAATATTCTGCACGTTGACAGTGGCGTGAAGAATGCGCTCCGCTTTCGCTCGTGGGATGCTGGCACCTATGTCATTGCCGAGAACGATGATGGCGAATGCGACATCATCTTTCGCGAGCGCGAATGGACAGCGCGGCAGGCTCAACAGGAATTTGACCAACTGCCGCCTGTCGTTCAGCAGCAACTCACCAACAACAAGCTGGATGAAAAGACCAAATACATTCACTGCATCTTTCCGCGTGACTTGAAGGCGGTGGATGATAACGCCGGTCCAAAGGGCAAGGCGTTTTCCTCGATTTACATCCACGAGCCAACGCAGATGATCGTGAAGGAGTCGGGTTACGACGAGCTTCCTTCGTTCGCTTCGCGCTATCGCAAATGGAGCGAGGCGAGCGCCTACGGCGTGAGTCCGGCCATGATCGCGCTGGCGGAGATTCGCGGGGTGAACTACCTCGAAATGCTAATGTCCACCTTGGCCGAGGTCACCGTGAATCCGCGCATGATCCTGCCACAGGGATTCCAGGGCGTGCCCGACCTGCGAGCTGGTGGAATCACCTTCGGCGGCCTGACTCGTGATACCTTCCCTCAAGAGTGGATGACGGGGGGTAGGTTTGATATCGGACTCAATCTCATGGAGCGAAAAGAGCGCGCTATCGACGAAGCCTTTCACCGTCCGCTGTTCGACCAGTTCAGCCAGATGGACCGCGAGATTACGGCCACCGAGGTTCGCGCGCGGCAGGCCGAGAAGGTGGCCCGTTTCTCTCCGGCGTTCACGTCGCTTACGGTCGAGTTCATCAATCCAATCATGGAGCGAGTTTTTATGCTGCTCTACCGCGCTGGGAAGTTTCCGCAGCCGCCACAGGAAGCGTTCATGCAGGATGCTCTGGGCAGGCCCATGCTGCTGTTCCCGAGCATCGTGCAGACGAATCGCATGGCGCAGAGTATGGCGCTCGCCCGGCAGTCTGAGTTCGCATCCATCTTCCAACTGCTGTCACCTCTGCAGCAGATGGGCAGTCCAGTCCTCGACAATCTGGACGAAGAGCAGATGACCCGTGATATGATCCGTGACGCGGCGCTGCCGACTCGTGACCTGGACAGCGTGAAGGCCTTGCGCGATGCACGCGCCCAAGCACAGCAGGCACAGCAGCAGATGGAGATGGCGCAGGCTGCCATGAAGTCAGGACCTGCCATGGACATGGCACAGCAAGCCTTGGGAGGTGGCCAGCAGCAAGCCGCATGACCGCCTTCGAACAACTCGTTGCACCTACGAAAGCGGCTCAAGCCGAGTTCGCGCAAGACTGCCTTGAATGCTTCACGTCTGGCGCTGGCAAGCGGGTGCTCTCGGCGCTCGTGGCTGCCGCGCATCCCCTTTGTCACATTCCCGGCATGACTGACCACCAGCACGGCAGAGCCGAGGTCGTCGCAACCCTTTGGAGGTTTGGGGCAAACACGCCTCAGCTTCCACCACCAGAGCAAACACCACCAACATCATGAAAATCGAAATCAACAACGGCGTCGTCACCAATGACGGCGAAGAACTCGGCATCATCCAAGACGGGACGTGTCATCTCACCATGCAGTGCGCGCCGATCATCAAGGGCGAGATTCGCAAGGTTGCTGGCAATCTTGAACTGAAGTTCCTCGTCGGGGAAGCGCCGGACACCGAGGATGCAACGAGCGCAACCGCTAGCATCGAAGGCAGCAATGGTCCGGGACCTGGACCTCAAGGCGCACCGCCACCAGTCGCCAGCACGCCAGCCGATCCGATGCCCGCACGCGACCCGCTGAAGGGCGACAAGTGCCCGAACCTCATCGCGTGGAAAGCTCGTCAGAAAGGGGGCAAGTAATCCATGAAGATGTTTCCTCTATTCCTCATGGAAGGTGAAGGTGGTCAAGGTGGCTCTGGCGGAGGCGGCGGCACAGGTGGTTTCACGCCATCCTTTGACGGCGCGCTGAAGCCTGACGGCTCTTTTTCCGAAGGCTGGCACCAAAAGGCTTTTGGCGCGGACTACAACGGCCCCCTCTCCACAGCCAAGACGTTCGGCGACGTGGACAAAATGCTGCGCGACAGCATGGCGGCTGCGCGCGCAAAGACTGACGGGATGATCAAGGTTCCTGGCGCTGATGCAAAGCCGGATGAAATCGCGGCATATCGCAACGCCATTGGCGTCCCTGAGAAGCCCGATGAATACGGCCACGCTCTGCCCGAAGGCATCAAGGAAGAGCAGTTGAACAAGGAGCAGCTCACCGCGTGGAAGGGCAAACTGCATGCTGCAGGCATCCCGAAGGCGAGTGCAGAGACCATCATCAATGAGTATCTGAAGGAGCAAGCTGCGACCATCAAGGCCACCAACGAGCAATTCACGAAAGGCCTTGAACTGGAGAAGCAGGAACTCGCCAAGCGGTTTCCAGAAATCGACAAGACCGTTGCGGCCGTCAAGGCACTGGCGAACAAGCCGGGCGTTCCTGACTCGCTCAAGAAGGCGATTGCAGCGGGTGCATTCGATCCGACCAACACGGCAGCATTCTGGGGCGCTGACGCTCTCGATGCGCTGTCATGGGCTGCCAAGGTGGCCGGTGAGGACGGCACGAAGGGCGGTGGTGGTGGAAGCACTGGAATGACCATTGCTGAAGCCAAGACCATCATGAATGACAAGTCCCATCCGCTTCACGAGAAATACCAAAAGGGCGACAAAGAGGTGACCGCCAAAATATCAGCGGCCTACGCAGCCGGAATTTAAAGATTCCAAAAATAGCGTTTGCAAAGCGGTGGGGTGATTCCCACCGCTTTGTTTGTTAAGGCGAGCCTCGCAAGAGCCTACTCGCACAGCCGCTACGCTCCCGGCCCTCTCAGAGGCTTACCGCTCCCGCGCAGTGAATCAGCAAATCGGCCCCGCCATCAGCGCGGCCAAATCTCATTCACACCATGTCTTTTGGCACTCTCTTTCAAATCCCGGAACATACCCGACGGCAGTTCCAGGATTCCTTCACCGCTGCGATTCAGCAGCAGGAATCCAAGTTCAAACCGGTCATGAACATTGACCCGGAGTGGACGGCAAAACAATACGTTAAGCGCATGCGCGACACGATCTCGTGGCGCGTCAACAACACTCGCTTCGGTGCAACGAACGCGGAAGAATTCGAGGCGGGTTTCCGCTCCGGATTCTGGAGCGCCATCGAGGCCACTCCGAAGAAGTTCGACCGCATCGACCAGAAGCTTCTTGATTCCATCCCTCTGCCCACCGGCCCGGTGATCGAGGACATGATGATGGGTCACGAGCGCATCGTTGACGACCTCTTCATTGCCGCCTCGACCGCTGACGCCCTCGGTGGTGCAGAGCCCTACATCACGCCGCAGTCTTTCCCTTCGGGTCAGGCCATCGACGTGGGTTACATCAAGCCCCTCGTCGCCATCGGTGCCAATCAGGGACTTACCCCGTGGAAGGTGCTCGAAGCTCGCCGCCGGTTCAAAGCTGCGTTCATCGACTTCGACCGCGAGGACATGGTTCTCGCCATCTCCAGCGAGGAAGAAACGCAGCTTATTCTGTCCGCTGAAGCCGCGCCTAACAACGCATGGGCCAAGGTCACCCTCGAATGGTTTAAGAGTCGACTCGAAGGCAACATGGACGCGAAGCTGATGGGCTTCCGCGTCGTGTCCAGCGAACGTCTCTACCAAGATCCGAACACCGGCATTCGCACCTGCGTTGCTTTCGCCAAGCGCGCCTTCTGTGTCTCTCCTGTGCAGGGCATCGAAACCCACATCGACGTGCTGCCAACGCAGCGTCACTCGATCCAGGTCACGGCATACGCTCAGTTCGGCGCGTTCCGCGTGTTCGACGAGATGGTGATCAAGATTCCTTGCGACCCATCCCCGTAGTCCAATCACGGCCAGCCTCTTAACCGGGGCTGGCCATTCTTCATCCTGACAATCAAACTTTCATCCTTCTACTTTTATGGCCTCCCTCAATTCTGACTTCCAAGCTGCCGTTATTCTTGCGGCTGCTTCCCGCAACTACTCACCCTCTCGCGCACCTCTGGCTGCCACCCGCCGCCGCGCGCGTTTCACCTGGACCGCTGACGCCTCCCGCGCCGATGGCGATACCGTCGTTCTCGGCTCGCTGGCTCTCACAGGCTGCCGCATCATCCCTGAAGAGTGCCGTATTCGTGGCACTGGTACAGGCAATCCTGCGGTCAAATTCACCCTGCAAAAGACGGACTCTACAGGCGCAAATCCGGTGGCGCTTTCAGCCCAGACTGCAGAAGTGACCAGTCCAACAGCTACCACGCAGCTGGCTCTGCCTTCCGCAGGTGGAGACACTGTGGCCCTGGATGAAACAGACCTGCTTAAGTTGGTGCTTAACTACGGCACTGGAACCACGCTCACTCTGGCTGCGACGAACACCTTCGTTGTCGAAGTCGTTTACGACGTGGAATAAGCCGGGCCAAACAATTCGAGTCGCTCTGTGGTTGGTGGTGACTCCTCACACGGCCCGTTCTCAGCAATGAGGGCGGGCCGTCTTTCATTTCAAGATCATGACGAAAACTGAAATCGCCAACATCACGCTAGGCCATCTGGGAACGGCGCTGATTCAGAGCATCGACGAGGTGTCTCCATCGGCTCAACATCTGCGCCGTATGTGGGACTTTGCCCGCGACGGCCTGCTGCGGCAGAAAGATTGGAACTTTGCCATCAACCGGGCCACACTCTCACGCCTTGGTGTCGATCCGCCGTTCGACTGGTCGGCAGCCTATCAACTGCCTGCGGATTACATCCGCTGCCTGGAATGGAACGGCATGGAGGCAGGCACGGGAGAGGACAGGTTCGACATTGAGTCTGGCATGCTGCTCTGCGACGTGGATTCAACCGACACCAGTCCGCGTGCGGAGCTGCGCTACATTCGGCGGGCAGATGACACCTCGATGTGGGATGCGTCATTCGTGGAGGCCTTCACCTTTCGGCTGGCGGCTGCCATCTGTCCGGCCATGACGACCTCTGCCGGCCTGGCTGACCAGATGATGAAGAACGCGGACATGGCGATGCTGAAGGCGTTTGGCCCCGACAACCTCGAAACCCGTCCGCGTGCGGTGCTGGCCACAGAGCACAGCGGCTACATGGATGCTCGGAGGGGCGCTTATAACTGGTGAAGGCGCTCATCAACAGCTTCAACAGCGGTGAGGTGACTCCGCTCATGATTGGCCGGGTGGACCTTCCCAACATGCGTCAGGCATGCGTGGAACTGACGAATTTCGTGCCGCGTGCTTTTGGCGGAGCCTTCCGACGGCCGTCCATGATGCACGTGGGCATGGCCATTGATCCAACGCGGCACTCGCGCATCATTCCCTTTTCCTTCAGCTCTGCGAAAAAGTTCCAGATCGAGCTGGCCAATCTTCAGTTTCGAGTGTTCAACGCGGACACGGGAGCCGTTATCTTTGGACCTGCTGCAGCACCGTGGTCTGACGTTCAAATTGACGCAGTGCAGCTCGTTCAGGTCAATGACGTCATGTGGATGGTTCACCCCGAGGTGCAAGAGCGAGAGCTGACGCATGTCGCCGACAACAACTGGACGTTGAATCCCATTCCGTGGGGTGTGAATGCGAACTCGTTCCCGCCGATGCGTGACGAGAACGTTGGGGCAACGCAGGTGCAGTTGGCTGCAACCAGTGGTTCTGGCGTGATCATGACCTCTGACGCCGATCTGTTTCAGTCGGCTCACGTCGGAAGCTTCTGGAAGGTTGGGCACTACCGCGATACGCTCTCGGTCGAATTGGACTGGCAGCCAACGGCGCGGCAGTCGGCGCAGACAGCAGACATTACCCTCACTGACCAGCAATGGCAGGTGAGCACCACAGGACTTTGGGATGGAACGGTATTTGTAGAAAAATGGAATGCCACCGATGGAGCTTATGATGTGCTCAACACGTCACAGAACATCACCGGTTCACAGATTTCTGTCACTGGCACTGACACGGGAAAGGTGCGCCTTCGGGTGCGCGACGTGACGGTTTCTCCTGGATCAACCTGCACGTTTACCATTGGCATCTGGGATGGAACCACGCTCACGTCACCTCTCACCATCACTTTTGCGCCGCCTGCCTATCTTTCCGGCACATCTGACGAATTGAGGATAACGGGGCGATGGGACTTGGCGACCTATGGCCGCTGGGCGGGCGACATGTATCTCGAAGCGCAGAACGCCGCTGGCACCTGGGACATCATTCGCAACTGGACCGGTCAGATGGACAGGAACATATCGGCCTTTGACACGGTGGACACTGAGACGGTTTTCCGCCTTCGCGGAGCCAACGTCTATGCTGCACCGGCGTCCGATGTGGCAGAGCCGAGGTGGGTGTTCGAGGCCACGGACGCTCTCATTTACGGACTCGTCAAAGTGGTTGGCTACTCAGGACCTCGACAGGTGATGGTGGACGTGATCAAGCCGGTGTATTCGACGAATCAAACCACCTGGTGGAGTGAGGGGGCATTCAATGTGGTGCGCGGCTACCCTGCGGCCATCACGCTGCACGAGCAGCGTCTCGTATTTGCGGCCACCTATGCGCAGCCACAAAACATCTGGGGCAGTGTGTCGGGCGACTTCCGCAACTTCACACAAACCGGCCTGGCTGATGGCAGCTACAGCTACCAGATTGGAGCTCAGGAAAGCAATCCCATCGTGTGGATGGCGTCTCAGGACGGCATCATTGTTGGCACCGAGGGCGACGAATGGCTTGTATCTGGAGGCACCACAGGGAATCCCATCACGCCATCGAACGTGTTCACGAAGCGTCAGAGCACCGAGGGCAGCTCTCCCATTCAGGCGCTCATCTGCGGCAGTGTGGTGCTGTTTGTGGACCGCACCGGGTTTCATGTGCGCGAATACGTCTTTGACTGGCAAACTCAGAACTACACCGCCCCTTATGTCACAGAGCTATTCACGCACCGGACGTTGCAGGGCATTCGCAGTTTTTCCGTGGCGCGCACTCCTGACCGCACCATCTGGGCCGTGACGAATGATGGCATGCTGCTGTCATGCGCCTACCGCCGCGATGAAGATGTGATTGCGTGGGCTCACCACGAAACGGATGGAACTGTGGAAAGCGTCTCTGTGGTCTATGGCCTTCCCGCCGGCGGCGATGAGGTCTGGCTGGTGGTGAACCGCAACGGCACGCGGCGCATAGAGCGGCTGCAGTCTGGATTCTGGGCAAACCTGGAACGTGGAAACCCCGTGTTCCATTTGGACGCAGCCGTAGCTCAGACAGGCTCGTTGTCATCTGTGACCGGCCTTGACCACCTGGAAGGCCAAGAGGTGGGCATTGTGGCCGATGGTGCCGAGCTTCCGAACGCCCGCGTGGTCGGGGGAACTGTTGCGGTGCCGGCCGGGACGCAAAGCGCCATGGTCGGGCTGAATTTCACGAGCACCTTGCAGCCGATGCCGTTCGAGGTTCCCTTGCAGGACGGCACCGCGCAAGGGCGAAAGTTCCGCGTGGCCGAGCTGGCACTACTTCTCTACAAGACGCAGGCGGGGACCTATGCGGATTCTCCCACGGGGCAGGCTTTCCCGATCATCATCCGACAGAGCACAGACGATGCAGATGCACCCCCGCCGCCCTATACGGGCCTGAAACGGTTGCAGGCCATGTCTGCCTTCAATGACTCTGTGAGCGTGATCCTCGAAACTTCCTCGGCTATGCCCTTGAACATTCTGAGTTTGATTCCCACGCTCCAGGTGTATGGCAGTTGAACCACTCGCTCCAGCCGCAAAACCACCTCTGTTCCAGGTCCGAATCTACGGCGAACGGCTGGGGGATTATCAGCTCGTGGATGGCTGGTGGTTTGAGCGCCACAATGAGCACCTGCACGAGGGATTGCTGCCACCGCTAGGGATCATCGTTGAGTGTGATGGAGCGCCGGTAGCGGCGCTGTGGTGCTATGAGTCCTACGGTATCGGCGTCTGCCACTTGGAAAACCCTGTTACTCGGCCCGGCCTGTCTTTTGCGGAAGCTCGGCGGGCGATGGGCTGGGCCATCGAAGCGTGTGTGACCTGCGCCAAAGCTCATGGTGATTTCACGTTCTTCAAAGCGTGGCCTCAGACGGATGCGATGATTCGCGTGCTGCGGTCCTTCGGGTTTCAAATCTGCACGCCGGATGGGCGCGGCCTCTACCTCATTCGCGAATAGTTATGCAAGCACTCGGAATCATTGGGCCTATTCTCCAAGCCTTCGGGGCTGGCAGTTCGTTTTTTGGCGGCAACGACGAAGCCAAAATGCAGATGAACATGGCGAATCTGAATTTTCAGATGAACGCCCAGAACATCCAGGAGCAGCAGCAGGCTTCGACGATGCAGAGTGCCATCAACCAGCAGATCGCTGCGAATGAAAAGGCCGCGCTGGAACGAAATGCGAACGTGCTGGAGCAGCAGGCGGGCGCGGTCACTGCAGCAGGGCAGCAGAACGCTTTGCGCACTCGTCAGGACTACGAGGCTATGATTGCCTCACAGCGCGCTCAGATTGCCAAGAGCGGCGTGGCAGACACCACGGGTTCACCGCTGCAACTGCTGGCAGCTAGCGCGGCCAATGAGCAGCGGGCGGTGGATGAGAATCTTTTCCAGACCGAGGGCCAGCGGCGCGGGCTGTTCACCGAGGCTGGCAATCAGCGCACGGACGCCTACAACGTCGGCATCGACATCTTGAATTCTCAGGCGGACGCAGGAGCGGCAAAACTGCGCGCGCAGAATGCCATGACGCAATCGAGCCTCGATCTCGCACAAGCGCAGAACAATTACTCCGCACAGAAGCGTGCGCAGTTCTCACAGCTACTCAGCAGCTTGGGCGGTGCCGCCAGTCAATCCTCGCAAAACAACGCCATGTATTCAGCGTCTCCGGGTAATTCAGGCATGAGATATTCAACCCTTTATTGACCATGGACTCAGTTCTAGACCAACCCTCGATCAAGACGCAAGGCCCTGGAAATCTAGTGCTGCAAGGTGCACGCGGTTTTCGTGTGGCACCGCTGAATTATGGCGGTGCTCCGCAGTTGAACCCGCGTGGCTTTGTGACTGGCTGGAAGCAGGTGGGCGAGAATATGCAGGAACTCGGCGGTGCGCTGGGACAAATCGGCGCTCAGTATCAGCATGCGAAGAATGTTCAGCACATCGCGGATGCTGAGATTTCGATGGATCAAGCCACGAATGACATTCACGCGAAACTCGCCAGCGATGGCATTAGAGATAAACCTGACGCGTGGGTTCCTGCCGTTCAGCAGCATGTGAATCAGGTCGGTCAGCAGCTTCTCAGCAACAAGGATCTTTCGCCGCTCGCAAAGCAGCAGATTGAGATGCGACTGCTGAAGTGGGGAACGCAGCTCAAGGGGCAGACAAACATTGCGAGGATCAGCAGGCAGTTTGATCTGACAAGCCAGAGCCTGAATGCTGGCTACATAGACGCCTTGAACAACCGGCAGTATGACAAGGCTGCTGAAGCAGTGGCAGCATTGAAGCCATACATGGCCGAAGACGCATTGAAGGCCAAAGAAATGGTCATTCAAGAAAAGCGCAAAGAGGATGGCTTGACTGATTTTACCACGATGCGCAACACGGCTCTGAACAATCGCAACATTGAAGGGGCAAGACAGTCTGTAGCATGGGCCAAAGAAAATGGCTTTCTCGATGACAAGCAAGCGCAGTATCAATACAGCCAAATAGATGCCACCCATGCCGTCAATCAGCAGAAGGATGAGTTTCAGGCCGTCGCCATCCATGATCCGCAAAAGGCCCTGGCTGATTTGAATGATCCCAACAAGTTTCATCTCATTTCTCCCGGTGACAGGGCGCAAATGGAGGTTATTGCCAAGAGCAACCTAGCAACCCAAAGCTCTGATGCTTGGCATGATCTGAAAACGCGCATTGATCTTGGGCAGGTGAAAAAGGATGAATCTTTCGATGCCATCAAAGAGCTTGACCCTCTGACTCGTGATGTGGTGCGTCTCTACAATCGCACTTACCACGACAAGGCTTCGATGAATTCACCTTCAGAATATGAGGCGGCTATCAGCGCCATCGACAACGCGCAAGACGATGGTTCTGGATTGGTGAAGGCTCAACTTGGCGCCGGCATTGAATCGCGCTTCAACGGTGCTTTTGCGGCCGGTCTGAATAAGCGACTGGAAGACAAGTTCAACGATCCTTCCAAATCCGAGATACTGAAGGAACCGCTCGCTCAACTGAACCGTTGGGCCTTTGATGAAAAGCGCCTGGGTGAATATCAAAAGCCAGAGGTCGGCCCTGATGGCAATCCCGTTGTCACTGAGAAGACGATCAAGACCGCCGTGCCAGATATGACCAGTGGTTTCCTCTGGTGGCGCAAACTGCCATGGATGGGCGGTCCGGTTCCAACTGGCACGTCCACGGTCAAAGAGCAGGATGAAAAGCAGGTCAAGCCAGTCATGCAGGATGACCCGGCCAAGCGAGACAAGATCGCCGCTCAGGTTGGCAACATTCGCATGACGCTCGAAAAGGAGGCATCGGCAGGAAAATTTGCCACTCCCGAAGATGCCATGAAGCGCATGGCTGATCTTGCGAAAATTCCCCTTACTGCTCAAGCCGCAAATGAAGCAGTGAGCGTCGGCCCATCAATGACAGCCATGCCATCTGTGAACGGGCTCAAAGGCGCTCCGCTTCCTGTGTCTCTTCTGCCACCCATCGAAGACGTTATCAAAAAGTATGCCCCGAATCCTGGAAAATGACGCCGCCTCGGTAGTCCAAAACATCGGCTCTTTGCCAGAAGATCAACGTCCAGAGGCGCTTGATATTCTGAAGCGCTACAAGCAGCAGCAGGATGACCTGGGCGAGCCTCAATGGCCATCGCAAGTCCAAGCCTCTCAAGATACGCAAGACCGTCTTCGCGGCATGTTCAAGGAACTCAAATCGGTAGATGCGGTTGCTCCATCTCTCGCTGGTGTTCTGCCATTTTCACAGAACCCAGATGCCGACCGTGCACGGGTTGCGAACACCGCTTATCTGGCCACTCGCTATGGAAAGTCTACTGATGAAATCGGCTCATCTTATGACCTCTATCGTAACGATTATTCACAGCGCTTTTTGCAAGCCCCAACCGGTCTTGATGATCTCGCATTTCACAAAGCAGCAGGTCAGGAAATCCAGCGCGCAGAGCAGTCTGAAACGGCCACTCTTGACGGTGTAAAAGCCGCTTTGCGTGGCGACGACATCATTCCTTCGTTGCAGCAGTGGCAGCAAAAGAACGGCATCGATCGCATGCCAGATTCGACGCAGTTCACCAAGGGCTTTCTCATGGCTCGGCAAAAGTCGGGTGATCAACTTGAATTTGCCGACACACTGCTGAAGCAGATCGAAAGCAATACGGGCCTGACAAAGGGCGATGGCGCGCAACGTCCAGTGCCAGCCGGTCAAGAGCAGGCGGCACAGTTTGAAAGCTCATTGGCAACACTGGCCGCGATGAAGCCGCGCGACCGCAAGCAGGTCTATGCCATCATTGGCGCAAAGGCTGAAGCTGCTGGCTATGATCAAAAAGGATTCTGGGGGCAGATGTTGTCAGAGCTTGGCAAGGGCATGGCACGCATGGGAAGCACGGTCACGACTCAGGCGGGTGTGACTGCTGACGTGATGTCCAAGTTTCCCGAGATGCTGACAAACACAATGAAGCCGGAAGACTTCGCCAGCACAGACGCCAGTATCGCAAAACGTCAGAGCATCGGTGAAATGTATGACGAGGTTGCTAACATCGTTGCCGGTTCTGTTGACCCCGTGAAACCGGTGCTTGGCTGGATGAATGACGGCCTCGAAACTGGACTCATCAAAGGACCTGGCGCTGTGGCTCCGTTCATGATGGCGTCTGCCGCCCTTGGGCCGGTTGGTGCTGGCGCCTTGTTCACCGCCGACTTTGCCGAGCAAAATCGGCGCGACCTGCGCGCGCAAGGAATGGACAACGAGCAGGCTATCAAAATCGGGTATGCCGCTGCTCCATTGCAGGCGGCTGCAGAGTCGCTTTCCAATGCTTTCCAACTTGGCCGGTTCCCTGCCATTCAGCGTGTGCTTGCCAGCTTCACTAAGCCCATTGGTGGAGGTGCTGGACTCGTGGCCAGATACGCACAGAATGCTGTTACATCTTTGGCCACGGAATACACCGAAGAGCAGCTACAAGATAACGTGCTGGTTCCTGCAACGCAGGAGCTTCTAGGGGCGCTGCAAAGCGATGTGCCTTCGGTGGACTGGGGCATGTATAAAAACCGGGCGGTGGAATCCACCCCTGAGCTGTTGGGCGTGCTTGCTCCGATGGCGCTCGTGTTTGGCGGAACGATGACCGCTGCTCAAGCGAACCTTTCCTCTGCGGTGGTGTCGTCGCAGGACATGCTGGAAGCGGCTGGTTATTCGGCAGCACAGGCAAACTCGATCCGTGCCACCGCTCCCGATGCGCAGATTTCCAAGGCCCGTGAGTTGTGGGGCCAGCGAGCCGGGACTCCGCAGAGCATGGAGGAGGCGGCCAAGTCGGTAGCTGAGCGCATGCGACTTCTGCAAACCGACCACGCGGCAGCGCAGCAAGACCTGGAGCAACGCGGCATTCTGCCCCGCATGCTCCGTGCTACGAATGATCAGTGGCGGCTCACCTTCAATGATGGCTCTACGGCTGATTTCAATTCTCACGGCGAGGCCGATGCAGCCCGCTGGCAGTGGGCGAGCGACCAGCTCGGCAAGGTGCATACTTCCGTTCAGCGCACACTGGCGCAAATGGAGAAAAATGCGGATGTCGGGCGCGAGTTCGCCCTGCAGTTCTCTCCTGACGAGCGTCATGTGACGCCGGAAGAGATGGCGTCAAAGGGCATGCAAGACCGCGTGAAGCAGGGCGAGTTACTGGACGAGGTGAAGCCGGAACAGCAGTTCGAGGACGCTTCCGCCATCGGCAAGGCCAGTGGTGACGAGGAAACCGTTCATAAGATCCTTGGTTCATCGGTGAACACGTTTAAGGACGGTATTCTCACCACCATGATGAAGCTCTACAACGGCGCGAATATCACGACTCTGGTTGAAGAGAAGCTAGAAGGCGATGCCAAAGCCATCATGGCCGATCCTGACGGCAAGCAATGGATGCTGGACCATCTACGCGCCTACGAGCAGGCCAGCGGTGACAAGCTGTTTGCACATGAGTCAGACAAGGATGTTACGCCAGAGATGATTGCTGAAGCGTGGTCGCACCTGGGGCAGTCCTATCTCGTGGGCAAGTCCACCGACAAGACGGCATGGCAGGGCAAGTCGGCGCGAGGCATGTTCCGCTACATCCTCAACGCTGGACTGTCTCCGGTGATGAATGCGGAAACGCAGTATTGGCGCGCTGTGGCTCTGCGTGCACAGAAGATCGGAGAACTGCAAAAGGCTGGCAAGCTGGGCAATGACCTGACGGCCACCTTGGAAAATCAGCTCGGCATTGATTCGCAGGCCAAGCATGAAAGCGAGGCCGCGAAAGAAGCAGACGCCATTGCCAACGAGGCGCTTTACGCGGGCTCGAAGTCATATTCCGAAGAGAACCCCGGCCCGAATGGTGAGACGTTCAGCCTGAGAACTCCATTCACTCCGGCGGCATTCGTCACGAAGAAATTCAATGATCGAATCGACCAGTGGGAGAAGACTGGAGATGCTGGCCGTGAGCCAATCAATCTTGGATTCACCCCTCCAGCATTGCAGGTGGCTGGCGCTGATAATCTGTCAATCGTGGTGCCACCCAGCTTGTTCGACAAAGTGACAAAGGATGCACATGCGGTGCCAGTCGAGGCGCTTCGTCAACTCCCCCAATCTTTGGCCGATCCTGTGGCCGTGTTCCAATCACGCCGGGATGGCAATGCCATCTTGGTTCTGACAGAGCACCGCGAAGCTGGCAAAGGGCCAATCGTTATAGCTATCCACCTCAACAGGAAAGCAGGTGAATTGGAGGTCAATCAGGTTAGTTCTATGTATGGCCGTCCAGATTCGGACATCGCCGCCATGTTCAACGAGCAGCCGCTCTACGTGAACAAACAAAAGCGCCTTGATCAGGGGCGACAGGTCGGGAAGCAATATCCCGAGAGCTCAACCCCCTCACAAGGCAAGGGAAGTATTCCCGGCCCTGAGGATGTTGTCAAGTGGGCTGAGGCCAAGCTACGGGATCAAGGGGGCGCTACGCACAGCGTCCGTAAATTCGACTTCTCTTCACGCTTGGGGCCAGCGTCTGCCACAATGCAGGCCATGCGCCAGCAAGGTAAGGCAATCGACTTCCCGGCCATCTACGCAGCGGCCAAGGTGGGCCAATCATCTCACATGCTGCCGCTGGACTCGCTCTATGAGCAGGCGGTAAAGCAGCTTCCCGGTCTGACGACTGCGGAGTTCGGCAAGCATATTCAGGCTCTCTACAACAGCGGCCATGTGCTGCTTGAGCCGGGCGACTTGGCAGCTTCGATGAAGGCGGCACTCGATAAATACGGACTGCGAGACTCGCTGGGTATTCCTTCGATGTATGCGGGGCCTATGGCTGAAGAGACGTTCAGCGTCCGGCCATCGGTAGCTGCCGCGAAAAACGATGGATTTACGCAAGGGCCATTCTATCACAGCACCAATGCTGCTTTTGACGAGTTCTCCCATTCGGCGCGCTCAAAAGGCTCTGATGGTGGATGGAGCGGAGGGGATCATGGATTCTTCGGCAAAGGCTTTTATTTCACCGAGAATACTACTCGTCAGTTCGGCTCCAATGCCATGCAGGTCATGCTCAAGATGAGCAATCCTCTGAAGTTGAATGCACCTGCCGATTTCAAAACTGGCAGTCTGTATGACAGCGCTCGCCTGATGATTGATGCGCTTCCATCTGGGGTGAGTAAAGCCGTTGCATCCACCCTGAACGGAATCGCTGAATCTGGCCGTCTTCCATCGAACATTGACGCCAAGGCGCATGAGCTGTTGGCATCTGCCCTGACTCGTGCGGCCAAAGCGGCTGGATATGATGGTGTGATCGTGCGCATGAATGGCGTCGGCGTCACTGAAATTGCGGCATTTGATCCCGATCAGGTGACTGTCATTCGTTCCAACGAAACCCATTCCATCCGCTCGGGCGATTTCTCCGCCCGCATGGCGGCGGCGTTTTCACCGTTCCAGCGTTCACCTGAATTGCGGCTGGCCATCGCACAGGTGGCAAAATCTCGTGCCGCTCGCCTTGGCGCTGAGTGGATCGAAAAGGCGGCAGTCTTGCGCACCGCTGGCAGCATTGGCAAAGAGAGGCGCGTTCGCGAGGCTCTGGGCTATGACCAGCGCATGCAGGCGTATCTTGATGGCCTGTCACCAGATGCGCGGCAGGATCTGGAATTTGAGCCGTCCAAGCTGGAATCTGACCCGCTGATTGCTGCAATGTTGGATCATGGAAAACTCATGTCCAGGTCAACGGCCATGCAGCAGGGTAAGCTCTCCGACAAGGCCGGTGAATATGACGGTGTGCCGTGGCTGCCGCCTTCGTGGTATTCTAAGGGTGCTGGCATCATGCCGGATCAGATAGCGCAAGCCATGCACGATGCTGGTCTATTGCTAGACGGCCATGCTGATACGCTGTGGGCCGCTCTGGCTCATCGCATCGAAGCCAGCCGCAAGGACAAGGCGCGGGCGCGTGAAGCAGCGCAGGGCTACAAGGAAGCCAGTAAAGCAGCCCGTGTGGATGCGAAGCTAGAAGCGGAAGCATGGGCGAATCAGGCCAGCAAGAAAGCCGGTAGCGCTAAGTCTCAACGCGATATGCTGAAAGCGGCCCTGCGCACGCTGGATGGCATCTTGTCAGCGGCTCCCCCCGAAGTCCGCGCCCGCGTGGGCGGATACGTGAAGCTGGCCGGAATCGCCACCGATGAGCAGATGCTCAAGGAGATCGAGCGCCGGATTGAAAAGCTTAATGTGGAGCTGGAGAAGTGGCTCAAGAAAGAGGGCGTCGAACAACTTGAAAAACTTCTCAAGAAAGCGCGGCCCGACACGTCACCGGGGAAGAAAGGCAAGGGCAAGGATGCCGACATGCACCACTTGTTTGCCGCTGCTGAACGTGCCTCGAAGATGGACGCGGCGGCTGTGGCCGGTGAACTGGCTCGGTTGGATTCCCTGATTACTGGCGACACGCTGACACCTGAGCAGGAGACACTTGCCACGACTGAGCGCGGCATCGTAGAACTCTTGGGCGATTTGAAGAATGCCGACTCTGGCCGCATCTTCTCCGCCATAGACACGTTGCGGGACATCTACGACGGCGGCTGGCTGAAATGGAAACTGGCAGAGATCGAGCGCAAAGAGCGCCGGGCCGGGATGCGACATGCCTTCATCACCGACACGGGGAAAACTGGATTGCTGCCCGAACGGCAGGCGGCGGAAAAGGCGGCGGCCACGTTGCTTGGCAAGATCAAGGGTGGATTCCTCTCGCTCTCCAGCTTCCACGAAGTTCTGTCCTACGCTTTCGGCGAAAAGTCCGACCGCGTGAAATCGCTCGTGGATGCGGAGCGGGCGGCGTCTGGCCAGTATGAAGATGTGAATCAGGCTCTCGCCGATGAGGTCGAGGCGCTATTCAGCGAGATGGCAGGGGGCGTGCTCAAGGGCGAGCGCCTGCGTTACGACATGGCACAACCTTCCATCAAGACAGGCAAAGGCGAGTTCTCTCAACTCCAGGCCATCCAGGCGCTGCTTATGTGGCGTCAGGAGGATGGACGGCGACACATGGAAGGTGCGATGGATGAGAACGGCAAGCCGTCCGGCCCGTGGCATTACGATCAGGCGTGGATTGACGAAATCACGGCAGCACTGACGCCGGAGGCTAGGCAACTGATGGGCTGGATCATGCAGAAATACAGCGCTGAGTGGGCCACGCTGAACCCGCTCTACCGGGCACGTTACGGCGTGAACATGCCAGCGCATGACAACTATGCCCCTATCACCGTTGCGCCCGCTCAAACGAAAGCGGGTGAGGTCGTTGACCCCGTGACCGGCGCGGCGATGTCGAGCGGTTCAATTCTAACACCCGGCAGTCTGCGCACGCGGTCGAGGAATGCCATTGCAGAGCCTGAGTTTCGCGATGCCCTGCAGACCTTGCTGAATCACACACGGCAACTTGAATACTGGAAAGCCTACTATGACCTAGCCGTCGAAGCGAACGCCATCCTCGGCAATCGCGAGGTGCTGAACGCGGTCAAGGCCAAGGGCGGGGATCAGGCGGCAACGGCTTTGCGCAAGTGGGTGGATGCCATCGCACAGGGCGGCTTCCGTGATGCTGCTGCGAGCCTCGAAATGAATAAGCTGCTCAACCGCATGACTGGCCGGGCGGCAACGGTTGGCCTGCTCGGGCGCGTTTCAACGCTGCTCGTCCAGTCAACACAGCTCGCTGCGGCTGCGGTTAAAATGCCGATTGGCCAGTATCTCGTTGGCATGTCCAAGTTGCTCACGGGCAACCTCGGCTATGCGGACGCCATCAAATCCGACTTCATTCAGAGGCGCTATAAGACCGCTCCGCCGATTGTGCGGCAGGCTATGGAAAACCTCGGAGCGCAAAAGAAGCCGAACCTCATCAAGCATGCGGCCCGCGCACTCGGGCAATTTCTGAGCGGTGCGGATGCTCTTTTCACGGCTGGCACGTATTCGCTGCTTCTGGACTACCATCGTGGCACGGGCCGGGCCCTGGGATTGTCCGGTGCCGAACTGGAAAAGCACGCTCACACCGAAGCCGAACGCGACACGGAGCAGGTGGCGCAACCTACCCGTATGGCTGCGCGATCGCTGGCTGAGATTACCATGACGAATCCTCTCGGGAAGGTCACCTGGGCCTATGCCTCCGAAGCTCGGCAAAAGATCGCCATGGCCGCATGGGCTGCGACGAAGGCAACAACTGAGCCTGTCCAGTTTGCTAAGACGATGTTCCTCGTGTTCGGAGTCGGCGGCTTGATGACGCAGCTTCTCAAGAATCTGTGGAAAGAGGCCAAGGGAGACGACGACGAAAAGAAGTGGACTCCTCAGCGTCTCATGATGGACATGCTTTCCAGCCCCTTGCACGGCATTCCCGGCATCGGGGCCCTGCTGAACGATGGGAACATGCTTTCGGGCCCCAGCCGCCTGAAGAACGTCGATTTCAGCGGCGACCCGACCGACATCATGCGCGACGTGGACACCCTGCTTTCTGTGGCGGGCATGTTCAATGATACGGCGGCCGGCGTTTCCTCCCTGTCCCATCTCGCCCTCGATGCTGCCAAGGTGCTGGAAAATCTGTTCTCAGGCAAATAACCGGCTCTTGACATCGTCCGGGTTGATTCCCCCACCTTGGACGTGGCACTCGAAAGCGAAATATCCCAGCTCGTTTACACCGGCAACGGCAGCACGACAGTGCCGTATCCGATCACGTTCCCGTTTCTTGATCCGGCTGACGTGCTGGTGGGGACTCAGGACACGAACGGCCACATCACCAATCTTGACCCTGACCTTTATACGGTCACGAGTTCCCCTGCACAGTTCACGACGACCACGGCTTATGCCAACACGGTCACGCTGGTTGTTTACCGGCAGATGTCGCTGACTCAGCCGAGCGTGTTTCCAATCTCCGGGGCGCTGAATCCAGCGCAGCTCGAGCAAGCTCTTGACCGGCTGGCGATGATTGCTCAGCAGCTTGGGCGAGCCATTGATGGCAACGGGGTATTCTTCTCCGGCAATGGCGATGGCACGCTTCAGGATACCTACGTGTGGACGGACTCGACCGAGCGCGGGACGATCAAGCCGCGCCGTCTGGGACAGTTCGGATTGCAGCTTTCTGATAACTCAGTTTGGAAGTCGAACTCTGCCAGCGTGGGCGATTGGTCACTTGTGGCCGTGGGCGCTGCTGGCGCTGCAGGTCCAACCGGTGCGCGTGGGCCAACGGGTGTGCAAGGGCCGCCGATGACCTTCAAGGGTGCCTGGGCAAGTGGCACCACGTATGCCGCTGGTGAGACTGTGACGCGCCTTGGCAGTGCCTACATTGGCCTGCGCACCTCCGCCGGTGCCGCGCCGGAAAGCTCGGGCTCTGACTGGGCATTATTCGCCGCCAAGGGTGACACAGGCAGCACTGGCCCGACTGGTAGCCGGGGACCAACGGGGCCGATTGGCATTTCAACTTCATGGCTCACTGGTACAGGAGCTCCTTCCTCTGGCCTCGGCATTAATGGCGACTGGTATCTGAACTCGACCACTGGAGGATGTTATGAAAAGGCTGCCGGTGCGTGGACGCTCAAGGCCACCTTTCGTGGCCCTACAGGTCCTGTGTCTACTGCTCCAGGCCCTACTGGTCCCGCAGGGCCCGGAGGGCCCGCTGGTCCCGCAGGGCCCGCTGGTCCACGCGGTCCCTCTGGCGGTCCAACCGGTCCTGCGGGTGCACCTGGTCCTGCGGGTGCACCTGGTAGCCCAGGTGCGAATGGCACTAATGGCAGCGATGGTGCGCAAGGCCCCACCGGTCCCAAGGGCTCATTCGTCAAGGTGCCAAGCGGCATCTACGAGCTGGCCTGCGCTGAGGGCACGCGGCCTTACTTCTTTCACATCCGTGAAACCTCCGAAGCCATCCCGCCTGCATTCCTTGAAACGATCACTGGCGACGTGTTGCGGTTTCCTTCGCATGACGGCAAGCACGAGCTTTGCTTTGGTGTGAGGCGTGAGTTTCCTGATTGGTTTATGCCTCGCTCCAATGAGCGGCAAATGGCTCATTCGTTGGCCTTCTGGAACTCGGAATATCTGCCAAATCCAGCGGAAAGGGGACCTTCAGCATGAGCACGAGCACAGGAGACAACGGCAATCCCTACACCGTGGCCATCGTGGCGATGGGGCCAAGCCATAAAGATTACGTTGACGAATGCCTGAACAAGTCCTCACGCTTTGGCGTGGCTGACGAGACGTGGGCCATCAACGCAGCGGGCGGCGTGCTTCAGCATGACCGGCTCATTTGCATGGATGCCCTGCCCTATTTTGCTAAGGCAGCACGGGAGGCAAATCCTTCTCTTGCTGGATTCGGTGACTGGCTAGCGAAGCATCCCGGACCGATCTACACGCAGCGCAAATACGACGGCTTTCCCGGCTCCGTGGAATACCCTCTGCAGGCGGTGCTGAACTGCTGCCAATACCCCTACTTCAACAACACGGTGGCCTATGCGGTCGGCCTGGCGCTGCTGATGCAGGTGAAGCATCTGAAGCTCTACGGCTGCGACTACACCGCTGGGCAGCATGCAGACGGTCAGACGGGCCGGGCATGTGTGGAATACTGGCTCTCGGTCTGCATTCAGCGCGGCATGCGTGTGACCATCGCGCCGAGTTCGACGCTGTGCGACCAGAAGAGCGGGCGCGTGCTCTACGGGTATTCGACTCCGCCCAAAATCACCCGTGATGGAGCGGGGCAATATCGAGTTTCACTATGATCACCCTTGCGGACATGCCAGCCGCTGACATCTGGGAATCCATCGCCCGCGCGGGACTACCTGCGCTGCTGATGGCGCTGGCGGTGTGGTGGCTGCAAAAGACCAACCGCGAACTCGTGGGAGCGCTGAACAGTGAGCGCTCGGAACGGCTGGATGCCATGGAGCAGCACATTGTGGCCTGCGACGCCGACCGCAAAGAGCTTCGCAACATGCTTCTCCGTCACCTCGGCGCGACACAGGAAACTCTCTCCATCAAACCATAATCGACATCATGAACACCATGCTCCTCAACCTCGTCTCTACCAATGCCGGATGGCTCGCCCGTCAGGCCATCAAATACTCCGCTGTGCTCGCTGCTGTGCTAACGGGCTGGCTTGTTGGACATGGCTTTGACGCTACACATGCCGGTGTAATCGCTGCTGCCGCATCGTCTGCTGTGCTTGGCACGGTGGAGGTATCGCTGTCTTGGATCTCGCGCAAGTATGCCGTGCCTGAATTGGAGAACGTCAATACCGCCATCGAGGCCGCGAAGAAAGCACCGTTGATTGTGGCCGGCATGATGCTGCTGACGAACTGCGCGGGCATCGCCGCTTTCGTGGCATCGCCGCTGGGGCAAGCATCGCTGGTGACCGCTGAAGCCCTCGGCAAGCAACTGGCGAATGCCGCTGAAGAGCAGGTCGTGGGTGACATCATCACGAAGGCAGCCGGGCAGATTGCAACTCTCAAAGCGCAAGGTGCGAATGCCGACGTTGCCAAAGAAATTGTGCGGCAGTCGGAACTCGCCGGGCTGCAAGCGGTCGTGACTACCGCGCAGCAGCAATACACCGGCATGACCGGTCACGCTTTCGTGCTCGCCAAAAACCCTGTCCCATCCGTCACGCCATGATCTCCGCGAAATTCCTCCAGGTCCAGACATCCGCTGATGGCGCGTCTTTTGTGACGTTGCCAAGCCAACCGGCCATCTCCGTGGACATCTACAACGGCACAGGAACCGACCTGACGTTTCTTCACACGACGGACGCGGACAACACCGAGTTCGTGCTGCCGTCCGGTTTGGCCTTCAGCTTTCGCGGCATCACGAATGCCAACCAGCTGAAGGTGAAGCGAACGGATGAAAGCGCGACACAGGTCACCCTTAAAAGCGTGGAGGCCATTCGATGAGCTTCACCTGTTCATTTGCAGGCGGTATCGGCGGCGGCGGAGCAAGCAACCTGCTGCTGCCGGATGCGGCGGACCCGAACGTGGCCTATGTCCGCACGAGCGGGAATGACGGGGATGCGGTGGTGGGTGATCCCTTCCGACCATTTGCGTCATGGCTTGCCGCCTATTCAGCAGGCGCGAGAGTTTTTGACATGGGTGTGGGCACATTTGCCGGTGGCAGTGTGACCACGCTTAATGTCAAGTTTTTGGGCAAGGGAAAAGATCAAACATTTGTGGGGGCTATCAATGGAACCAGTGGCAGCGTGTATGGCAATGGTCGCGACAATATTACCGTCGGTGGTGTCAATATCACCTTTCCCAACGGGGCGGACAATCCAGGCGGCGACGGATTCCCTGGAACTGATGCCACGAATGTCAATATCATTGGCATTAAAACCACATCCGATGTTGTAGTGACTGCTGGAACAGGCGGCACGGGCGGCAATGGTGATGATGGAATCCTTGCTGCCAATGGTTTTGGAGGTGGCAATGGGGGTGCCTCGGCTTCTGTCTTTGTGCAAGACTGCATCATTGGTGGATATGTCGCCATGGTGTCTGGCAATGGCGGGACTGGCGGCAATGGCGGGAATTCCCCCGATGATTCTGATCCTACAAGCGCAGGTGGAAATGGCGGCAATGGCGGCAATGGCGGCAGCCAAGGGGTTATCACCTGTTTTAATTCTTTCGTGGGTGGCTTTTATGCTGGAGCTGCTTCGGCAGGTTTAGGCGGCGCAGGTGGTGGTGGTCTGGCCCCTGGCTCTGCGGGCAATCCAGGCACTGGAGGAAGCGCTGGCACAATCTCCACCCAATTTGTGCAGGCCTCCGCCGATGTAAGCGATGGCGAGACAACCACCTATCATCTGTCGATGGTCAGCGGAACTCCCTACACTTGATTTATGAGCTTTATCAAAACACCACTTTCCACGTTTGAGCCGCCGGCAGTCGACATTGCGGCTCGCGTGTCAGCCTACAAATGCTCCATCACCGCAGAGCAGGCCAAGGCCATGCTGATTCGTGAGCATGAGCTTAAACTGCCTCCGCACCTTCCCGCGCACACGATCCCCACCGCTGACTTCATCGCCCGCATTCCCGTTGGCACGTGGGCCAAAGTGACGGCCGCAAGGCAAGCTGGCACCACGCTGGCCGTGGCGCTCGATCAGGGCATTGCCCAGCTCTGCGCCTCGCCGTATGTTGTAGCGACCGATGCACAACTGCTGGCCGTGCTCAACCAGCTCGTTACGGCAGGCGTTTTGACTGCCGATGAGAAGGCGCAGATTCTGGGGTTCTAATGTTCACACGTGAACACATATATATGTGTTTTATTGTGCGCTTTTTTGTGCAAAATGACATGTAGCTAGGGGGAATATGACCTCCCCTTAGCTCCACGCGGTATAAATCGGGGGTCCGACGAGGGTTGAAATGCCGTTTTAATGGTGCCGTTTCCCCTGGTGTCGTGTGAAATTATACACAAGTTCACAGAATGGTGTGAAAAGTTGAATGGAATGGCTATTTTGTGCAATTCTTTGTGCAATGGCCACCGTCTTCAAACGCAAAAACTCCGACATCTGGACCGCTGCTTTTCGTGCCTGGGATGCGCGCAAGGGTAAATGGATCTGGAAGCAACAGAGCACCGGGGCGGCGGATGAGGCGGCGGCGGCTGGGATTGCGGCGAAGCTTGAGCAGGCCAGCGCGGCGGCAAAGGCTGGGACGCTGACCCGAGAGCGGGCGTTCAGGCTGGTGAATGAGATTCTGCAGTTGGCTGGATCGGAGTCCATCGAGCCATCACCCAGCTTGAGCGCGGTTGCTGCGGATTTGCTGGCCGCTCTGTCCATTGCAGACGTGACGCGGCGCAAGTATGAGTCACAGCGCACCAAGCTCGTAGAATGGGCAGGAAAACGGGCAGACGAGCCGATTACGAGCTTCACTGTGGCGGACATGCAGGACTTTTACACGGACGTGCGCAAACGGTTCTCAGGAACAACGGCCTATGATCATCTGAATTTCGCCTCGATGGTTTTCAATCGTGCGATGGCGCACGGTCACTGCACAGCGAATCCAACGAAGGCAGTGAAGCGTGGGGCCACCGGTGCGGTGGAGAAGCTGACGTTCAGCCGCGGCGAGCAAGCGGCCATCCTGCGGGCGGTGCGGCGGCAGGCGAAACCGAAGATTCGGAAAGCCTGGCAGTGCTTCGTTTCACTGGGTTGGCACACGGGGCATCGCATGCAAGACCTGCTGGACGTGACGAAGGCGAGCATCGACGGCGACTTGCTCACGATGCAGCCACGGAAGAAGGCGCAGCGCGGCGGACGAACGGTGGTGCTGCCCCTGCCTTGCTGGCTGGCGGCGATGACCAGGGCCCTGGGTGATTTCAAGGCGCTTAACCATGCCGACAACCGCAACGGGAGAGTGAGCGAGGATTTCGTGCAATGGCTGGTCAAGGCGGGTATTGATCCGCAGCCGGTCGAGCGTGGCAATCGTGTGGTGCACCTGAAGAGCTTCCACAGCTACCGGCACTCGATGCAGACGCGGCTCACTTCCGCCGGCGTGAGTGGCGAGCTGGCGCGGCTGGTGACCGATCACGACTCGGTGAAGGTGGCGCGGAAGTATGTGCATGCGGAGATTCAGGGGTTGCGCGAGGCGTTGAGCAAGGCGAGGGCGCGGCGGTAACTGTGCATTTGTGCATTGACGGGTGAATATTCCGCGTAGGGTGCGGGATGTCTTTCCTGAAATGGCTGGCAAATACCGACATCGCCAACGGCCTTGTGATCTTCGTTTTCTTCGGGATCTTCTATGCTGGCCATTCGGCTTTGTCCAAACGTCAACCGACCGCCAAATGGATGATCGCTTATTTCATCGCTGCCGTAGTTGCGATGGTTCTCCTTTACAGATTCATCATCAACCCGGCGTTACGCTCATGAAAAAGCTTTTCATCTTCCTTGTTCCAGCCGTCTTCATCGCCCTGAATTTACTCAGGGAGCACAACAAGCCGCCTCCAAGGGATTATCTCAAAGAGACTCTGAGCGATTACAAATACCAGTTCCAAGAAGAGCAAGACAAAGCTCGCCGTTTGCAAATGGAAGCGGATTCAAAGCGCACGTTTCCGTATGAGATCGTGAAGTGATTCATGGCAATGGGTTATTCACATTCCATGTAATACAGGCTGGCGTTTGCGCGGTCTGGAGTTTGCCGCGAGAGTGTTCCCATGAACACAATTAGCGTTTTGCCCCGGTCTTCGATGACGTGGGGCGTTGGGTAGCGTCCGCAATGAAGAGCGGGAATGAAATGCTCCCATTCTGCTCATAGAAGTCCAGAGCAGCAGTGATGGCAACGCGGACGAGAGAAGCTTTTTCCACCCCTGTCTGAGCCTCAAAACGGTTCAATCTCTCAACGAGTTTTTCATCTACACGGGTGGAAAGCGTCTGCGTTTTCATCACGCAATGTCACACAAAGTTAAACAAAATCAAAAATATATTTGACGCCATGTCCACAATGTCACACAATGCAAACATGATCTCAGTGAGAACAACACCAGAACTTGAATCCCGAGCCGAGCAGGCCGCATCCATGGTGGGCCTGAAAATCTCCGATTTGGTCAGAATTGGTCTGACTCGCCTTTCGGATGATATTTTGGCCACCGGACGACTCAGCCTCACCCGCCCCACACCCAAGAAGCGGAAAGGCGGTGGCAAGTGAAGCAGCCACTCGCCGCCCTCTTGCAAAAGGCCGCAGCGTCTCTGCCTCCGCAGAAGCCGGGCAAGTCGTCTTACAAGTGCTTCATGCCCTTGTTCCTCCAGATGCAAGAAGCGGGCCACGACCCGGTGAGCATGACCGATTTCCTCGTGAAAGAGGGCGAGGTCACGGAGGCCAAGCGCAACAGCGCCTACAGGAGCATTCGGAATCTTCTCAACCGTCACGCCAAATCGAAATGAACGCACTCTTTATCTTCGCGCTCGGCAGTCTTTCCGGCTGCGCCATCGCGTGTTTCTGCTTCTCAGTCTATCACTCGCGCAAGGTGCAAGAACTCTGCGACGAGTTCTCATCTGTTCGCGAGACGATCCGGAGCAGAGCTTATGCCAGCGGATACGAAACCGCCAAGACGGGAGGTGTGAAACGCGCATGAACACGCGCCGCAACATCGCCGCCGAAGAGTTCACCACCGACTGCATGCGTCTGATGGCCGGTTGGGTTCTCAGCTTCATTTCCCTTCTCTCAATTTGCCTGATTCTTTGGGCTTAATCACACCAGTAAACACCACATCCTGATACATCCATATGAAAACGAAATCCATCCCCACCACCTACCGCCAAGGCGACGTGCTTCTTCAAGCTCTCGCCGAAGCTCCCGCCAACCTGACACCACGCACGAAAGGCCCGCGTGTCATTCTCGCCCACGGTGAGGCCACCGGTCATCATCATTCCTTCCCGCGCCAAGCTGCCGACGACTTCACCGATGCAGGTGGCGGTCTCGTGATCGTCGCCAAAGAAGGTGCCGTTTTGGAGCACCAAGAGCACTCCGCCATCCCAGTCCCTGCCGGTGTCTATCGCGGCATCCGCCAGCGGGAATATTCGCCTGCTCAAATCAGAAATGTGGCGGACTAAAATGAAAACCGGGAACAAAGCAGCATGCGAAAAGTATCGGCGAAGCAAGGGCGTGAAGCCCAAGATTCAATCTCTTGAAGAGCGACTTCTTTCTGGAAGAAAGATCACTCTTTCGGGTTGCTGGGAGTGGAAAGGAGCCTGTCACAAAAATGGATACGCTTCTACCACTACAGGGAAAAGAGGACCAAAACAGTATGTTCACCGACTTTCATATATTGAGTTTGTTGGACCAATCCAACCTGGCTTCGATCTAGATCACCTTTGCCGAAATCGCCGCTGTTTTAATCCCGACCACCTACAGCCAGTCACCCGTCGTGAAAATATTATCCGAGGTATTGGCCCGAAGCTTTTGGGCCAGATCAACGGAAACAAAACCCACTGCAAACACGGCCACGAGTTCAACGCGGCCAATACCATTTACCGCAAATTAGGCGGTCGCAGATGCCGAGCCTGCGAGAAAGCACGGTCACTTAGTTAATTCTCACCACCACACCACTATGAAGAAATACGAACTCACTCCAGAGCACCGCGCCGAACTCAAACCATGGGCTGACAAATGGATTGCCAACGGCATGTCCACCAAGCCTATGGATGCCGAAGACAAGGCAGCGATGGTCAAAGCACTGAAGGGCCAGTATGAAGCCGCTAACCTGCCCTGGCACGGTCGCGTTGTCTTTGTCCCATCGCCATTTGTGGCTCGCTTCGCCGCCGGATTCTCTGCCTGCATCTGGTATTTGAGGAAGACGTTTGGAAAGGCTGCCACCGACGCTGCCACCGACGCTGCCACCGACGCTGCCACCCGCGCTGCCACCCGCGCTGCCACCGACGATGCCACCGACGATGCCACCGACGATGCCACCCGCGCTGCCACCCGCGCTGCCACCCGCGCTGCCACCCGCGCTGCCACCGACGATGACACCAGCGATGCCACCCGCGCTGCCACCAGCGCTGCCACCCGCGCTGCCACCTACGATGCCACCGACGCTGCCACCGACGCTGCCACCGACGCTGCCACCCGCGCTGCCACCCGCGCTGCCACC